TTGCAAATGGATGGAAAGGATTCTTTGAACTAAAAAAACAAAGCCATGCAAAATCAACTCCAGAAGACAAATTCAATGCCTATGTTGAATATGCCAATAGATGGAATCCAGAAAGCAATCCAAAGCAAAACAATCTTTGATGCTGAACCATACGAGATTGGACAGAGACTTGCTCAAATTTACATCATTGTCGGACTTCGGACACAACATCTTCCTTCAAAAGAGATTGACTTGTTCATCATTCAATTCATCAAGAAGAACTATCCAACAAGAAGATTGGATGAACTGGTGGTTGCATTTGAGATGGCAGTCAAAGGAGACTTTGACTTGGAAGATGTCAAGGTCTATGACCAATTCACAATTGAATACTTGTGCAGAATCATGAATGGATATTCATCTTGGATTGTGAGATACAACAATTCAAAAGTGGACAAGTACATTGAACCAGAAGTCAAGAAGTTGTCTGACCAAGAGAAGATGGAAGAGATTCATGAATGGATAAACAAGGAGCAAATCAACTACAACTTCCTTCCATTGTACTTGTATGACTGGATGAATGACTTCAAGATAATGGAACACACAGAACAAGAGAAGATTGAACTCTACAATAGAGCAATCATCATTCGGTCAAAGGAACTTGAAAACAAAGCCATGAATGGTGATAGAGGTGACAGACTCTACTTCTCCAGATTCTGTGATATGAAGAAGACACACTTTGCAACTATCACCAAAGAAGAAGAGATTGCAATCAGCAACATCTTCAAAAAAATTTCAGTAATTGAAACAATAAAAAAACAAAGAATATGAAATACGAATTCAGCAAAGGAGAAATCATTTCAATTGAATACTTGAACAGAAAAAAATTAAAAAGTGAAGTTTGGAGATTCATGAATTTTAATGAATACACAAAAGAATTGTGGTTGTATAGTGACAATAAAAGTGTAACTGCAATAAAAGAAAAGTATATTTTAAAAATAGAATCAACAAATCAAAACTAAAAAAATGAAAACAAAACTACAAGAAGTCATTGACAACTGGAAGACCATGAACAGAATGGAATTTGATGAATACATTCTGAACAACATGGAAACTCTTTTTAGAGAAGAGAAAGAGCAATTGATGGATGCCTACAACTCATGCATGACCAGAGGACAATCTGGAGAGTTTGTGGTGAATGTTGAAGACTATGAATCTGCATCAAGATGGTGGAGCATGGTCTATGAAGAAGACAAACCAATTCAATCAATTACACAATCAACACTATGGAAATAATAAACTATCCACAATGGATTGATGAATGTGGTGAATACATTGGAGCATTGAGACAGATTTCCAACTACAACAAGACCATGAAGTTCAAGAAGTATGACAGAGGAAGTCTCAACAATACAAGAAATCAACTTGGAGTTAAAGGAGAATTGATATTTGCATTGTTTTGTGAAAGAAACAAGATAGAATATATCATGCCAGAACTATGGTCTGAACATGCAGTATCATCTTATGATTTCAAAATCAAGGGAAAGTCAATTGATGTGAAGACAACTGCATCACCAGACATCATTGCAGTCAATCAAGAAGAGCATGACAACAAGAACAAAGGCATTCAAATTTATGTCTTCATGCAACTAATGGGAAACAACATTGCACACATGCACAAATATAACTACCAAGAAGTATCACAATGGAATTGTGTGAAGTATGGATTCACAAATGCTTACATTTTAAAATTAAACAAATGACAGAGAAAAAAACTACATTGACTGCTTCTCATTATGGAAGACAAATCACAATTTCAGAAGACACAAATGATGTCACCATCTATGAGATGTTTGAAATGTTCAAGACTATCTTGCTGGGAATGACATTCACATCTTCCCAGATAGATGATGCAATTGTTCACATTGCTTCACAAATTGAAGAAAATGACTAACTTCATGAATCTTGAATTCGTGCAATCAATATATTGAAGAAATATACACCAGTCAGAGATTCAATGATGTGGTGAGAAAGATTGACCCAGTTGAACTTCAAGATGATTTGAGACAAGAAGTTGCAATGGCACTTCTCAAGATGGATTGTGAGATTGTCTGCAAGATGTATGAAGATGGAAGACTCTTGAACTATTCCATTGGAATCATCTGGATGATGGGAACAAAACAGAAGGGACTTTTTTACAAGATGTACAAGAAGAGAGAGCATGAGAAAGCATATGAATGGATGATAAGTCAACAAGGAAATGACATTCCAATTGAGTCAGTAAAGATTGCAAAGACTCTTTTGAACAAGAAACTGGAGATTGACCCAAACCAAGCACATGAATCAATCATCTTCACCAAGTATGTTGAATTGAGGTCATGTCAGAAGGTAGCAGACTTCTTTGGAATTCCACAACTTCATGTCTTCCAAGTGGTCAAGAAGATGAAGAACGAATTGAAAAAAGCAATTAAAAATCAATGATAGTTTTTTTGGCATCATTTTTATTCAGTTACTACTTTGTCAATGTTGCTGGTATACCTTCAGCAATCAAGAAGGGATTCAAGTTTCCACTTGGTAAGAGATTGAAACCATTTGATTGTGTGACTTGTCTTTCTGTCTGGGTTGCAGTCATCTTGTGGTTTGTTCCAGAAGTGTATGTCAATTTCATTGCAACAATCTTTGGTGCTGGATTCATCGGAAATAAAATCAAATGAGAATACTTGGTCTGTCACATAGGAATTCTGGTTGTGGATTTCACAGAGTTGTCCTTCCAATGGGATTCATGGATGACATTGAAGGATATGTCACCAACTTAATCAGTGATGAAGTCTTGAATGAGAAGTGGGATATCTTTCTTTTCAATAGAATTTCAATGTGGGACAATCAATTCCAGAATGCAAGAGACACACTTGGATGCAAGATTGTGATGGACATGGATGACTCATGGATTCTTCCAAGTAACCATCTGAACTATTATGACTACATAAGCCATGCTCCGAGAATTGAGAAGAACTTGAGAGAAGTGGACATGGTGACTTGTACACATGAAAGACTTGCAGACCTTATCAGACCATTCAATTCAAATGTCCATGTTTTTCCAAATGCCATTCCCTATGGTGAACATCAGTTCACTTCAACCAAGACAGAATCTGACCTATTGAGAATCTTCTGGTGTGGTGGTGTGACTCATGAAGGAGACCTTGAAATCTTAAAGAATCCAATCCAGAGACTCATGGCACACAAGGACAAGATTGAGATGGTCATTGGAGGATACAATGATGAAAATGAATTGAGCAAATTTATCTGGGACAAGATGGTTGCCTACTTCACATCTGCAAAGAAGTTGCCACATCAAATCATAAAGGGAACAACTCCAGATGCATACATGAGTATGTATGAGAATGCAGACATCATGGTTGTTCCACTTCTGAAGTCTGACTGGTCTGCAAACAAAAGCAACTTGAAACTCTTGGAAGCATCATGCAAGAAGATTCCAGTTATCTGTTCAGCAGTTGCTCCATACACCGACGACATGGATGCTCCAGTTCTGTGGGTAAGAAATCAGTCAGACTGGTTCAAGCATCTCAATCTATTAATCAACAACAAACAAGCAAGAATTGACTATGGCGAAGCAATCCACGAGTGGGGACAAAAAAAGTACAATCTCTTCAACATTAATGTTGCCAGAAGACAAGCATTTGCAGACCTTATTGCGACATAAACACATCTTTGACTTGTATGCAAGGACTCAAGAGATAGTTGGACTTTCTCCAGAGATAAGAGGTGAGATTGTCAATGCATACAGAAATCTTCATGATACTCACTACCATCACAATGATGGATGTCAGATGTGCATTGTGGAGATGCTTACAACAATTTATTCATGGTATAACAAACAACAATAATCTTATGGTATTAATAAAAAGAGAAGACTATCTGCTTATTTTAAGCGACAATCCGATTGATTTATTCAACCATTTTAATGTAAAAGAAATGCATGGGTTATACATTAATGAATGTGAACACATTGAAGGTCTTTGCAATTACATACCAAAAGAAAATAATCAATATGAATTATCAGACTCTTATTTTGTGTTTATAAACACCAGCAAACACAAAGACTCAATCAAACTTTTTGCATTGATAATGCATGAAATGATGCACATGAGTTTCAAAAAACATTTTTGGGATATAAACAAAGAAGAAGACATTATCACATGGGCAGAAGAAGAATCTTCATGTGTGTATGAACAAATAAAAAAAATCAATGGCACAAGTTATCAAACTACATGAGACAATGTCTCCAAGAGACAAAGCAGACTATCTGATTCAAAAGTACAAGGACATTCAATATCCAGACTTCATATCAGAGCAACAAGCAAAGAAAGGAGCAAGTCTTCTTTGTGATGAAATGATGGATGCAAATATCAATCTGGATGGTGAACATCCAAAGAGATACATGGAGATGGTTCATGACTTTTACTACAATGTCAAAAGAGAAATCAATGGATAAAGTATTCACACATTCTGGAGCAACTGGAGACATGGTCTTCTCTCTTCCAACAATCAGAGCAATGGGTGGTGGAAAGTTGGTCATCACTAACTTCCATAAACAAAGAGCAGAATCAATCATGAAGTTGATTGAAGTTCAGCCATACATCAATGGAGTGGAATGGTCAGAAGGGAAACCATTTGGAACATATGACTTGGACAAGTTCCGACAATATGCAAGTCACCACAACAATCTGGTTGAAGCACACATGAATGGTCAAGCCATTCCAATTGATAAGTCATGGCAAGATGGATGGTTGACTCTTCCAGAGGATGTGAACATCATCAATGGTGTGAGATATTCAATCATAAACAGAACAACAAACTATGCAGACCCAAATTGTGATTGGAGCAAGGAAGTTGAATATCTGCAATCCATCTCTGATGTGGTGTACTTCATTGGATATCCTGAAGAGTATTTGATTTTCCAAGATAAGTTTCACACAGAAGCAAAATACTTTCCTTGTGACTTTCTGGAAGGAGCATATCTTTTGAAGAAAGCAGTCATGTTCACTGGTTGCTATTCTGCATGGTCAACCATTGCAATGGGACTTGGAATCAATTACAGACTTGAACAAGCACCAAATCACACTTGCTCTTCATTACTTCAACCAAGAGAAACCATCATAAATGTATAGTCAAGCAAAGCAAGACCAATTCATCATTCATATGATGGAAGGAAGAATCGGAACATATCTGGAAATTGGTGCATCACATCCAGTTTACATAAACAATACATACCTTCTGGAAGAGAATGGATGGACTGGTCTGTCAATAGACAATGACCCATCCAACATGGGTGAGTGGTTAAAGTTCAGAAAGAATCCACTGGTCATTGCAGATGCATTGACTTTTGAATATGAAGAATCAGACAGAATTGACTATCTACAACTTGACATTGAACCAACACATCAGACATTCAAATGTCTTCAAAGAATGATGCTCATGTCAACAAGATTCTCAATCATTACTTTTGAAACTGATGCCTATCTTGATGATTCATTTGTGGAGAAGTCAAGGAATCTGATTCAGTCACAAGGATACACACTTGCAGTCCCAGATGTTCAATGTCCTTTTGGAGCATTTGAAGACTGGTACATTGATGAAGCAGTGATTGATTCAAGACTATTAAACACATGGAAGATATGACAGACAAGATTGTTGATGACATAATTGCCAAGTACAAGGAAAGGTCTCAAATAGGAATCAAGAAGTATGGAACAACACTGGAGCAGAACAACCATGATGACTTCATCAACCATGCTCTTGAAGAAGCAATGGACTTGACTCTATATCTCATGAAATTAAAAAGCCAACTATATGATTTTAATCGCTGGAATGATAGAAGGATTGTCAACCAGAAGAGACAAGACAATCAAAATAAATCTGGGGACACAAGAGTTGACTCCAAATGAAGTTGCAGACTTATTCAAGTTCAATCAGTCATTCTGTTATGTGGCACTAAAGCAAGAACCATTCAGTCAGATGGAGACAGACATGATTGAATCTTTGAAGACAGAGTATGAGGACATCAAGACACCATCTCAAAGACTCCGAGCAATCATGTTCAGAAACTTTGAACAACAACCAAATGGATTCAAAGACTTCAATTCATACTATGTCTATACAATGGACAGATTGTGTGACCATTACAAAAGCAAACTACAATGAGAGGAAACTTGGTCAAGATTGATGAAGTGTGGATGGTTGCCTATCTGAATAATGAAGGATACCATCTTATCATGTTACATCCAGAGGATGCCAAATACATTTCAGAAGAGAGATATGTGGATGACATTGAATTCAAGATTGTGACTCATGAAAAGTTAACTGGTACAATTAGTTATGCAAAAATAATCATACAATGAAAAAAATCATCTTCATCTTGTTTCTGGCATCATGTCAACCAGTACAAGAACAACCAAAGCAACTTGTCAAGGGATATATTGTCAAGAAGGAAATCAGAAAGAATGTCAAAGGACAACCAATCTATGTGACAACCATCAACATGAATGGAAGTCTGATTGAATTCTATGGCATCAACTACTATCTGATGGAAGAAGGTGACACCATCCAAGTTGAACAAGGAGACACAAGTGAAATCACACACTAAAAAATACATGACCTTCTTTAAGTATGATGTCTCTGATTTCATCTCTTGTGAAGTATGTGGAACAAGAGCAACAGACATTCATCACATTGAAGCCAGAGGAATGGGAGGAAGCAAGGAGAAGGATGATATCCACAATTTAATGGCACTATGTCGGAAATGCCACATAGACTATGGAGACAAGAAGCAACACATGGATTTTTTCATTGTATGATTATTTTTGCATAATTAATTGTACCAGTTAATTTTTGATGAGTGA